CGCGTGCGGGCGTTGAGCAGCGTGGCCAACGGGGCGATTTTTTCAGCAATCGCTGCCGCTGGCGGCGCTCCCCCAATCGCGGGCATTATCATCAGCTTCGTAGGGTACTTAACATGACGCCCCAGACTCCTGAGCAACAACTTACGACCTCGGCGCCTGATATTGAGCAAGGTCCGATTACTCCATCGCTTCAAGAAGTTGAGGAGAACCTCAATGCCCTTGCGACAGCTCCCAAATTGCCATCGTACACACGCACCCGCAACGTGCGTGAGCAATTCCAACATGCCTTCGAGCTCATCGGCGGAATCCCAAGACTTGCACACTGGGCCCACCAAAATCCCGACAAATTCTTTGGCCTCTATTCCAAGCTCATACCTGCTCAAGTTACGGGAGCTGATGGCGGAGCAATTAAAATTGAACTCTCCTGGCTCAACACTAGAGACACTAGCGGACGATCCCCGCCCCAAGTGATTGACGTGGAGCCTACGAATGGACGCTGATCGGCAAGCAGAGAAAAATGCCCTGACCGAAGAGCAGAAAAGGGCTCTGGTTGATAAGCTCAGAATGCATGAGGAGGCGGGCATGACGCCCATTCCTGAGCCCAAACCTCAATTCTTTCCGCCGCCCAAGAAGAAGGTCACTTCGATTTGAAGATTCAGCTTAACTACCAGCCGCGCGAGGCATTTATGCCATTCCATAATAGGAATGCGCGCTTTGGCACGCTGGTATGTCATCGCCGGGCAGGTAAGACGGTTGCTGCGGTGAACGACCTGATCATTGGGGCGTTAGAATGTAAGCTAGACCGGCCGCAGTTGGCTTACATCGCCCCCACCTACCAGATGGCCAAGCGGATTGCTTGGGAATACGTCAAGCAGTTTGCGGCTCCTTTGCTTGAGCAAGTGCATGAGTCAGAACTGCGCGTCACTCTCAAGAACAAGGCCAAGATTTACCTGCTAGGTGCGGAGAAAGCTGACGCTTTGCGGGGTATTTACCTTGATGGGGCCATTCTCGATGAATATGCTCAAATACGTCCGAGTACTGTGGGACAGGTCGTTCTCCCATGCCTTTCGGACAGAGGCGGATGGCTTGTTGCCACCGGAACCCCCAAGGGCAAAAACCACTTCTACGACGCCTACATGCGGTCGCTCAACGATCCCGCACAGTACTCCCTACTCCTCAAAGCGTCAACTTCGGGAATTATTCCGCAGGAAGAGCTAGACCTGCTTCGGTCGCAGATGGACGATAGCGACTATCAGCAGGAGTTTGAGTGTTCGTGGACGGCCAGTCTCCGGGGTGCGATCTACGGTGTTGAGATGGAGAAGGCGGAGACTGAGGGTCGGATCACGGTCAACGAGCTTGACCCAGCCCTCCCCGTAGACGTTGTGTGCGACCTCGGCTACACGGACGATACCGTGCTGGTATTCTTCCAGAAGTCCAGGGGCAACGTACTTGTTCACGAAGTTTACTCGAACAACGAGGTTGATTGGGATGTGTATCTTGACGAAATGGAGTCCCGCGATGTCAGAGACGTGTATCTTCCCCATGACGCAAGGGCGAAGAACCTGCAGACTGGCCGCAGTATCGTAGAGCAGACCATCCGGCGTGGCTATCGGCCCCGACTGGTCCCCGACCACAAGCTCAGAGACGGTATTGCGGCCACCCGTAAGTTGATGCCGTATATTTACTGGAATTTGCCCCTTTGCTCTGGAGCTATCGAAGCTCTGAAATCGTACCGCAGGGAGTGGGACGACAAACTCGGTTGCTACCGGGACCGTCCCGTTCACGACTGGTCCTCCCACATAGCTGACGCTGTACGCTATCTGGGCATTATTTTTTCGCAATTGCCAGAACAAGTAAAGCCCAAGATTATACTTCCTGGAGAAGAAAATCGCGCAGGAGCCTCCTACGCCTTCAACCTCGAGGATCTGTTTAACGACCGCCGCACCAATCCAGGATTATTCAGGGAGCAATAATGAGCGAAAGTATAAGCAGGATTGACTCCCTTAGTGAACTGGAGTCGTCGCCTGGCGGTGAGTATTCTCGCTGGCAATCTGAACTCGCTGCTTCCAAGAAAGAGTTGGAGAAGTGGCAACGTCGCGCTCGTAAGATCGTCAAGGAGTACCGCGCTGAGCGGATGGAGACTTCGGGTGTCGACGTCAGCATGGAGCGTCGGTTCAACCTTTTTACCGCCAACGTCAATATTCTGGCTACGGCGCTGCTCAACCAGGTTCCTAAGCCTACCGTCAACCGAGAGTTCAAAGACCCGCAGGATGATGTAGGTAGGGTAGCGTGTCGTATCGTGGAGCGAGCGCTGGAAGCCCACAACGGTCGGGACTTCACTTCTTACAACATTCTGAAGCAAGTCGTCCAGGATATGCTGGTGCCTGGCGGTACGACCTCGTGGCACACCTACCACGCTGAGATTCAGGCCAAGACCGAGGAGCCCACCGAGGAGCAGTTGTCCATCGACCCCGAGGCTGAAGCCTTGGAGTATGACGAAGTCGTCGGGGAGCAGATCAAGGACGAGTACGTGTACTGGGAGGACCTGTGCTGGTCTCCTGCCCGTACCTGGGAAGAAGTGCGTTGGATCGCCCGCAAGATTTACATGACGCGGGACGAACTGACCAAGCGGTTTGGCGAGAAACTGGGCAAGAAAGTGCCGCTGGACTACTCGCCCAAGAAGAATGATACTCGGGTCGAGACCAAGAATATGGTCTTTCAGCAAGCCACGATTTACGAAATCTGGGACAAGACGTCCGAGCAGGTAGTCTGGTTCAGCGAACATCACGACGAGTTGCTCGATCAGAAGCCCGACTTCCTGGAACTTGACGGTTTCTGGCCATGCCCCCGTTTCCTGACTAGTACCGTCAGCAACGGGTCATATGTCCCCATTCCTGACTACCACTACGCTGCAGATCAATACCGAGAACTGAATGAAATCAATACTCGCATGGGCCTGCTCGTTCGGGCGTGCCGAGTCGCAGGCGTATACGACAAGGCGTCTCCTCAACTACCGGCGCTTCTTAACAATGCAGCTGAGAATACGCTCGTCCCTGTCGACCAGTGGGCTGCGTTTGCGGAAAAGGGCGGCATTAAGGGCGTCATTGATTGGATCCCGCTAGATCAAATTGTTCTCACACTCGAGCAGTTGTCTAAGAATCGTGAGGACGTTAAGCAGCAGATTTATGAGCTCACGGGAATGGCGGATATCATCCGCGGTACGAGCAAGGCGTCTGAGACGCTCGGCGCCCAGAAGATCAAGGCGCAGTACGCTTCGATGCGGATCCAAGATCGTCAGAAGAACGTGGTGGAGTACGCTTCCACGGTATTCGACCTTCAAGCTCAGTTGATGCGGAAGCATATGAGCGTTGAGGAGATTGCCAAACTCGCCCAGGTCCAGTTCATGGGCGAGGACGAGCAGCTGGTTGCTCAGGCAATGCAATTGATCAAGGAGCCGGACTTCATACTACGCGCTCGCGTAGAGTCGGACAGCCTTAGCGACATCGACTTCCAGGCGGAGAAGCAAGACCGTCAGGAGTACATGCAAACTATTACCGGCTTCCTGAAGGAAATGATGCCGGCAATGGGCGACCCGACAATGGGGCCGTTCCTTACGCAATTGCTTCAATTCTCCTTGGCCGGCTTTAAGATTGGCAAGAACTTCGAGGGTGAGCTTGATCGGACGTTTGCCCGCATGCAACAACAGATGCAGCAGCCGCCGAAGCCGTCGCCTGAAGAGCAGAAGATGCAGATGGAGATGCAAATGGCCCAACAAGAGGCCCAGATGGAGACTCAGAAGATGCAAGCTGAGATGGGCTTTAAGCAGCAAGAAGCCCAACTGGATCAGCAGGCCAAGATGATGGAGCTGGAGTTCAAAAAGAAAGAACTGGAGCTTGAGATGCAGAAGCTCCAGATGGAAATGCAAATGGACCAGCAGAAGATGGGTATGGAAATGCAGGGTCAGCAAGCTCAGATGCAACTTGACCAGCAAGTGGCGCAGCAGACCGCCGCTACAAGTATGCAAATGAACCAGCAGAAGCTGCAAATGGGCGAGCAGCAGAACGCTCAGAAGTTGAAGCAGGGCGAGCAGCAGTTCAAGCAGTCCCAAGCGCAGGCTAAGGCGCAAGCTGCGGCCAAGCCGAAACCAACCGCGGGAGGAAAGAGTGGCAAAGCGTAGACTCATACAGATGAGGGAGCCGCCGTATGACTTCGTTGAGGTTACTGACGATTATACTCCCGCCCCTCGCACTATTACTGACGCTGCTCTCTGGAATGATCGCAGCTACGATGGCCTTGCTGCTACTGATGGAACTCCTATCAATAGTCGCACGAAGCATCGGGAGTATATGAAGGCGAACGGTCTGACCAC